AATACTTAGCAATCTCCTCACGAGTTTTATTAAGCAATATGTCTTGTCTTTTAAGTTCTGAAGCATTTTGTCTAATCCCATACATCAATGGAGCAAGTACCAAAGTTATAAAAATGTTCCAAAACAAGTATGGGGTTAGTTCCATGTTAGCTTCCTATAACTTTACTAACTGATGATGGGTTTATCTTTTCTGCAATCTGAGCATCAATACCATCTTTGTAAGCTTGTACTTGGTCAGCACCCATAACTGCTTCAACCCAGCCCTGTACTTGTGATACGGTCACATTATCAAATTCTGTAAAATTAGAAAGGTCTGAAGTATCAAGACCTATACTGCCATAAACTGAACTTGACAAGGGATTTCCGTCAGCATCATTATTTGCATCATCTTCACCAGACAACCTCCAGTGCACATTATATATCACATTTGAATGTCCGCTTTCTGTTGGGTAGACATCTACATTTGATACGTCCCAAGTATAATTAATAGCCATTCTAGTTTCCTCCTTTTAATAGCTCTATTTCACTTTTGAGTGATTCGATTTGTTCTTGTTGTTCTTTCATACCTTTAACCAAGTGGACAACTAATTTTGAGTAATCCATTTGGTAATATTCTTCTTCATTTTGTGAAACTGCATTAGGTACAATTTCTTCAACTTCTTGTGCAATTAGACCTTCGTCACTCTGTCCATCTGCTTTCCAATTATATGCAACTGGATTGAGAGCATTAATAACTTCTAAACCTCTGGCTTCACCAGTAATTTCTTTGAGTCTGGCATCTGAAGAGGTGTTGTATTGTGTAGCCGAACCACTTGTATTAATAGTACCTACAGAACCATTAGGGTTGTAAAATTCTATATGAGTGGCTGCTGCTGTAGAGTTTCTTGATGAAGCGGAATAACCAGGTGTAGACCACGAAAATAATCTTCCAGCCTGAGAAGCACCCGGAACTGAAGTAGTACCTATTAATACATTCCCACTACTATCAATCCTCATGCGTTCTGAGCCATTTGTACCAAAAGCTAAAGTATATGCTGTTGGACAAAACATATTGGCTACATCTGCTACTGAACCAGAAGCACTAAATGAGTAGCCATCACCACCACCAGTTGCATAATAAATACTGCCATCTGCTGCAATCCTCATGCGTTCTTCTGGGGAGCCTGTTCCTGAACAACTATTTACAACAAAGGCTGACTCTCTGTTTCCTGCGTTTGTCTTGACTGCTCCTATTGTTATATCCTGAACATCTGTACCATTAAAAGTGTTGTTCATGTTAAAACTAATAAGAGATACATTGTCTACAGCAGCTGATGAGTTATTGTGTATGCATAAACCAGCATCGGTTGTGCCATATGTTCCTAGAATATCTAAACTAAAGTCAGGACTAGTTGTTCCAATACCTACGTTGCCACCAGATTCAATACAGAACCTTTCTGTTCCAGTTGTCATGCTACTTGCACCAGAACGATAACGTAAAGCATCATCCCCATTTTCATAACCTAAAACACCAGAATTTCTAACGCCTGAAACACCAAAATGAATATGTGGATTGTAGCTATCTGAAGGTGCAAAAATTTGCAATACTGAATCTGCACCAGAGTTTTGTATTTTTGCAATTCCTTGAACGTCTAGTTTTTGTGCAGGATTTGTTGTACCTATACCTACGTTGCCTAAGCTATCTATTCTCATGCGTTCTGCACCATTTGTATCTAAACGCATAAAGTTTGAATTAGCATCGTAATAAACAGCACCATCACCATTATCAAATGTAACACCTGTTGTTGAGGTTGCTCCACCATCTATACGAGCAAAAGTATTACCTGTAGAGCTTATATGTAATTTTTGTGCAGGACTATCTGTACCGATACCTACCCTTTGGTTTTCATCTATCATTAAGGTCAAAGTATCGGTTGTTGAACCTGCTGCTCTTGAATAAAAAGCATGACCAGCACCATTACCAGTAGCATCATCTTGTATAGCAAAATATTGAGCAACTCTGTCTGTTGTGCCGACATTATCAATACTTATTCCTAGTGAACCTGCTCCACCTGCTCTTCTTACTTGTAAAGGATGTGCAGGGTTGGTTATACCAATACCTACATTGCCACCTAAAGGATTAAGTAATAAATCATACTGAGCTACACTGGTATCTAAAACATAAGCAGATTGTATGTAAGACCTAAAAGGAGATGAAGATTGAGTGCCAAATAGTAACCCATTACCTCCTGTTGTTTCAAATTTAACAGTACCTGTAGTTTCATCAATAGTATCATTAGGTGTCCCAAAAACATTTAATGTTTGATTAAGATTTCCAACTCCACCAATACCTACAGCATCTTCAGAAGCATCTACAAATAATGTATCTGTATCTACTGTTAAATCACCTGAAACTGTTAAGCTCGATAGTGTGCCGACTGAAGTTACATTTGGTTGAGCTGCTGTAGCTAGAGTAGCTGTTAAATTACCATGAAATTGAGCAGTACCATCACTAAATAATGTAAAGTCTGTTTGCCCTTGTCTACCAATTCTAAAATCATCTTCAGCTACATCAATTCTATAAAATTCATAAGTGCCATCATAGTCTGCTGCTGTATCTAAACGTAGTTCACCACCTTCAGCACTTCCAGTAGCTGCACCACTAATTTCTAAAATTGCACTATTATTATCTTCTGTTCCAATTGTTAGGCTGCCTGTAGTTATTAAACCTGTAAGTGTACCAAGACTTGTAATATTAGGTTGTGCTGCGGTTGTAAGAGTACCTGCTATGTTACCGAAGGCTACATCACCTGCAGAGCCTGAGAAGACTTCTGAAGTATTGGTAGCATCTGGAATAAATGTAAAGACTGAAGCACTATCATCGTAACCAAAGAAACCTACTTTAGCGGCTGTACCATTGTGCCATCTAAATTCTATACCTCTATCTTTATTATCATCTGCAACTGGAGCTGTATCGCCACCTAGAGTAAAGATTGGGTCATCAACTGTAACTGTTGTACTGTTGACTGTTGTCGTTGTGCCATTAATTGTTAAATCACCGGTAACTGATAAATCTCCGCCTACGGAAGCATTACCAGTGGTGTCCATTGTTGTAAAATCAGCAGCAGCTGGAGTAGCTCCACCAATAACTGTACCATCAATAGTACCACCATCAATGTCTGGAGTATTTATGTCTGGACTTGTAAGTGTTTTATTAGTTAAAGTTTGTGTGTCGGTCAGTGTAGCCACTGTAGAGTCTATCGCAACTGTAACACTATTGGCAGAAGCAGATGTATCTATACCTGTGCCACCTGCAACTGTTAAAGTTTCAGAATCTAAGTCGATAGCAATAGTACCACTATCGGTTGTTAAATCTAAATCTTGTGCAGTAACTTGTGAGTCGACATAAGCTTTAACGGATTGTTGAGTTGGGACTAAGGTTGCTGAGTTTGAAACCATGTCATCTTCATCAGCAAAGGCTGTAATGGTTATTACTCCATCTGATAGTGAACCATAAGTAATTGTTCCTGTTGTGGTAATAGCTGACGAACCATTGTCAATAGCTCCGAACCCTGAAGTAATGCTACCAGAGTTTAAAGCACCAACTGTGACAAGGCTTGAGTCACCCGGGTAAGCTGTCGCATCAGATAAGTTAAAAGCCGGAGTAGCATCTGACCCTCCAAGAGATACACTAACACCGCCATAAGACACTGACGAATTTGTAAGCGAACTATTGGCAATATTAGATAAAGTATTTGAAGCGGCATCTATAGTTTTATTGGTTAATGTTTGTGTTCCTGTTAATGTTGCAACTGTACTATCAATAGCTACTGTAAGTGTATTTGTTGCACCAGAAGTGTCGATACCAGTACCACCTGCAATAGTTAAAGTTTCGCTATCTAAGTCTATTGATAATGCTCCACCTGTATCACCTTGAAAGTCTAGGTCTTCGGCAGTTAGTTGAGTATCAACGTAATCTTTAACTGCTGCTGAAGTTGGTAAAGTTGTATCATTGTCATTAGAACCAATACCTTCTGATTCTAGTACAATCGCAGAAGCTTTGAAATTGTCTACTTCAATATTAGATACTGTGTTGTTATCAACATCTAAAGTTTTGTTTGTTAGTGTTTGTGAACCTGTCAGTGTTGCGACAGTTGAATCGATAGCTACTGTTAAAGTATTGGTAGCTCCTGACGTGTCGATACCTGTCCCACCAGCGATAGTCAATGATTCGCTGTCGAGGTCAATACTTAAAGCACCACCTGAGTCCCCTTGGAAGTCTAAGTCTTGTGCTGTTACTTGAGCATCAACATAAGCTTTAATAGACTGTTGTGTTGCTAATGAAGTTGCACTGTCAGAACTTAAATCGTCTTCATCTAAAATAGCAGTAACTGTTGAGCCACTACCTAGAACTAAGCTATCGAGGTTGGCAGTACCATCAATATATAAGTCTTTAAATTCTAAAGAAGAAGTTCCTAAGTCGATGTCATTATCTGTGACAGGAACAATAGCACCATCGGCTATATAAAGTTGTTGTACTGATGAGGAAGAAACATCAACATAAAACTCTATGTAATTATTTACAGTATCTATTAAAACTTTGTTTAAAGGTGTAGTTTCTCCAGCATCACCTATTAATGCTATTACTGGACCTTCACCTGCTGTGCCATCGTGTGCGTGTCCTGAAGTATTGCTAAATGCATTTACTAATTGATTGTATTCGTTATTAAATAACGCAGCTGTGATGGTATCGCCATCTGCGAATGTACTTTGTCGTGTATAACCTGCCATAATTTTTATCTCCTACCCGAAGGTATATAATCTACATAAAATCCGTTTATAATATAAGGTGCATTTGTGTCTTCACTAAGAACCCTAAAACTATTACTATAACCACTGCCGACTAATGGTATTCTTACTAGAGGCTGTTCAGCTGCACCAAATTTAGCTGTGCCAAATATAGCTGTACCAAATTTAGCTGGTGCTGGAACAGAATCCAAAACAATATCACTAGGTTGTGGTGTTTCATTACTATCGTAATCAAATCTAACTCTTAATGTTGGTTGGACTTCATTTTCTGGTCCAATAGACATTTTAATGTAATGTAAAGTTTTTAAAGTACCGAAGTCACCATAATCGTAATCGGGTGTCTGATACCTAGCATCTATATTACTACCATCAAAATCATCACCAATATCATGCTCATATATGTAACCTGTTTGTGAACCATGATAATGTTCTTCAATTCCTACCTCATTAAAGGCTGTACCAATCGCTGTAACTTCTATACCTTTGATTTCAGACCATTGAAAGCCATCTGGTCTTAATGTTCCTATAATACCTTTTTGGTCTGCTTCAACAAAACCTCTATTGGTATAAAATAATCTATATTGTGACTTGTCTCTATGAACCATGCTACTAATAACATAGTCATTAACGTTTCTTGCTAAGTCATTAATAATAGGTTGTATCTGTTTTGATACTGTACCTAACTCAACGTCACCAATTCTTGCAGTACCAGCCACTGTTCTAATGCCATCTGGTGCTAAGAATACTAAGTCACCACCAATCTCTTGTATGCTATAGCCACTTAAACATCCTACGTTCTCAGCAATAGGGTCAATTTGTATATTTACTGCATCGTTTATATTAATTAATTTATGTAAACTGTTTTCACAAAAAACAATTAAGTCTTCACGGAAACCTCTAATACCAACAATAGTATCGGATATTGCTACACTTCCTGCTCCTGCACCGGTAAAATTATTAGGGTCATTATAAACACTGTAATAAACAGTAGTTTCCTCACCTTCAACACCTGATGCTATTAGGTGGTGGTCATGCGATGTAATAAATTTTACTGGAGTATTGGCTCCGTTAGGTTGTATTTCTTTAGCAAAAAATGTTCTGGTTGTTAAATCTCCAGTACCTTCCATTCTAAATGAAAAAATATCTGCAGTAGAATTATCAGCAATAAATATTTCACCATAATCCATACCAGAACTTTCAAATAAAGCAAAAGTTGCTTGTTCTTGTCCTGTTCTTACCGAAGCTGATTTACCAGTAAAAGTAGCATAATTATCTCCACCACCAGCAGACAATTTATTTATCTGTAACCATGTAATGCCGTCTTGACTAAAATATAACGCATTACCTGCTACAACTATGACTCCATCGGCATAAGGTCTAACACCAAATATTTCAGTAGTTCCTCCTGTTGGTTGTGTCGCACTAGCACCACCAAACTTAGCAAAACCATTTATTCTTCTGTAGCCACCCTCAATAGCCACTTCAAAGTTTTGTAAAACTGTGGCTGCACCGGGAGTTCTTAATAAGTCTATAGAGTTAGCTGACTTAACTAAACCACCACTACAAGCTACTGTATAAGGTTGTGAACGTGCCATAAATTAAAAATAAGTTCTGTCGTCTGTCATTCTTGACGGAGCTTGATTGATTAAGTTTGACTTCATGTATTTCATAGCTTTTTTAAAGTCCTCTAAAGCAAATGCTGCTTGTTGTGGAGATTCTTTAAATTGCCAAACATAATATCTAGTTCTTGAAGTAATGACATTACTGTATTGTTCTGGTAAAACTATTGTATCGTCATAAGCTGATAAAGCTGTTGGTCTGTCAAAGGCATAAAAATGCACATTGTATGCTTTATCTGGTATAGGACTTAGACCAAATTTCCTAGCATCTGGTGATTGTATAACATATTTTGGTTCACCATATTTTTGTCCGTTTGCATCGTCTTCATTTTCTTGGTCTCTGTAGTATCTAGCCCAGTCTGCATGGTCTAAATATTTTAAACCTTGTGAGACGTAAGGTGCTGATTCACCTGAGACATTAATTGTTGTCAGATAAAAGTCGTCCCAGTCTATTGATGCATAGTCTGTTGTAATACTGGAACTACCTGACTTTAACAAATACCATCTGGTACCTGCTACTGTTTCTACTGTAACATTCCCATAAAAAGGGTCTGTACTACCACTTAATCCTGCTGAGAAAAAAGGCAACTGAGGTTCTTCATTAGCTATGTCAAACAATGCTTTGTTGACTGAATCTTTAACAAACTTTTGTAGTCCTATCGCACTTGCAAAGTTTGCTGCAGTAAGTGGTACTTCGTTTAGTTCTCTTAGAACCTCGTTAGTTATATCTAAATATGTTGTTGCCATTATTTCTTATGTATTTTTTGTATTTCAAAGTTTGCTGATTTACTGGCTCCTTTATGTGGCTTATAACCGCCAACAGGGTCTTTCATTAGTTTAAAGCTTTTACCGCTTTTCATCCAATGATAACCTTTAGGTGCTGGTACTTTCATGTTAGCAAGGCATAGCCTTTTTCATAGCTTTTTTAACAAGCTTACCTGCGTTGTACTTCATTCGTCCACCGCCATACATGTTTTCACGTCTAGCTGCTTTATTGCCATCCATGATACCATCAACCTTTTCAACCTTCATGCCACCCATGTAGCCTTTTCTTTTCTTGTCTTTATGCATCCCGTGCTTCATTATTTCTCCTTGTAAAAATGGAGGAGTCCGAAGACTCCCCCGTGACTATAATTAGTCAATAGTGTAGAAAGCTGATACTAATGCATCATCTCTCAATACTTTTGCTCCATATACATGTAAGCCTCTAACAATATCACCGAATGAACTTGGGTCTCTTAGGACTTCAGTTGAGATGATTGTTTGAGCTGTTGCTGTTGAAGAAATATGTCCACCTAGACATTTTCCTGTAGCATTTGAAACAGCTGCAATGTTATTGGATTTGTACATGTTGAAACCTCTTAACTTACCGCTAGATACTAGACCATTTCTGATTGAGCCTTGTCCTGCGTTGAAGTCAACAGAAAGAAGCTTAGAACCAGACTGAGACAGTTGCTCATAAAATTCTGGTGAAGCTACAAACCATCTACCTTCTTCAGGAACGTTTGCATCGTCTAATAGTCTTGCCATTCTTGCAAGTACGTTTAATGGGTCTGTTTCACTATCAGCACCTAGGTCAATAGAACCTGCACCATCGTAAACGTCAGCAGCTAATTTTGTTGCTGAGTCTGCACCTAGTACATGGTCTGGTGAAGAAGAAGCGACACCTGAGAACATTGATTCAATAACTGAGCTATCGAATGAATCTCTTAGAGCATAAGCTGCTGAAGATGTTGCAACTTCTTTAAAGTTGACGTGAGACATATCTCTCTCAATATCATCTACGATGAATTTGAAAGCTTTTGCTGAATCGACTACGAGTGTTAGCTCTTGGTCGGTTAGCTTGGTTTCGGTTGTGTCAGAACCTCTTGTGTAGTCATACACTGAGATTACTGGCTCTTTGATAATTTTAACAGAATCACCATAATTGCTGATTTCTCCGGAGTAGTCAGTATTTGTAATAGCTTCTACCACTGATGCCTTTCTGAAAAAGTTTAAAACTTTAGCAGAATATATGGAAGGCAGGAAGAAACTATTATTTTGACCGGCTACGGAGTTACCAAAGTTTGCATTTGTATCTGGGGTTGGTTCAAAATACTGTGCCATTTTTTACTCCTTTTGGGTTAATATAAAAGTTTATCTACTAATTCTACCCTCTTCCCAAGCTTTGTCGATTTCTTTTTCAAGTCTATCAAACTCGGCTGGAGATAAAGATAGAATCTCCTTTTCGGTCCAAACTTTAGCTTGTTGTGGCTCAACGTTGGTTGTCTTTGCAGAAACCATGTCAGCCGCTGAAGCTTTGGATTTAGAACCTGCCGATGACTTTTTCGGATTGCTATTTATACCCATGTCAGACTTAAATAAATCTAGTGCTCGACTTGCTGCTTCTGGGTCCCCTGAATTTTTATAAATCCAGTTTTGTATGGACTCAGGTTGAGATTTAGCCCAGTCATGAAAATCATCACTGTTTCTGATATCATCAAAATCAGGATGCTTAGACTTAAGTTCTTTCTCAGCATCTAGTCTTACTAACTCTTGCTCTCTAGATTGAAGAAGTTTAATTTTTTCTTCAAGCTGCTTTGCTCGGTTTTCACTTTGCATGTTAGCAACAGTTTCTACTACATCATAGACATCAGGATATTTTTGTTTAAACTCTTTAAGTTCTTCTTCAGATTTAGGTGGAGTGTATTTGACTTGTCCCTCACGGGCTTGGTCTAACAACTCTAACTCTCTCTGTTTAAACTCATTGAGCTTACTATCGTAATGCCTTTTTAAGTCATCGTAACGTTTTTTATAGTCGGGTCGCTTGTAGGGTGTTTTTGTTTCTTTGACTTCTTTTTCTTCTTGAACTTCTGTAGCTTCTACTTCTTCAGTTTCTGCTTGAGGCTCTTCAAAAAATAAGTTGTTTGAATTAACAAAAACTTTTTCTTCTACTTTGTGCCAACTCTTATCCGCATTATACGGGTTAGCTTTTTCTTCTTTAGCCATCTTTTTCTCCTATTCAGGGCTTAACAAATATTACAAGGTAGCTGCTGTACGGGCAGGGCTTGTCTTGCAAAGGTCGCCTTTCGGTTAATCTTTAACTACGCACATGTCCGAATGGTGACATCATAGATTTTTTAATTTCAAGCTGTGATTCATCTTCAGGCTGCATTTGCCTTAGCAATGATTCTTCAGCTGTCATTTGTTGTTGCGGTTGAACGTATTCAACTGTAACTTTTTTATCAGGTTCACCACCTTCTTGCATAGCTTCTCTTTCACCACCAGCATCGTAAGCAGCTTCGGCATCCTTCATCATTTTCATGAGGTTGTCTGCACCAATCTGCTCAACTGCTTTGGCAGTAAAGACAAATTCTCCATCTGATAACCTAGCAGGTATATCATCTGAAGTGCCTGTCCCCGGACCATCAACAGGACCGGCTCCAGTAAACTCGGAAGCTTTTTCAATCACTTTGTCAAACACCATGCTCAACTCAGGATTAGCTTCTAGTTGTTCCATTAACATAGACTCTTCTTCTTCGGACAATGCTTCGTCCACTATAAAGTCTATAAAGTTTTGTTCCATTTCTTCGTCAGGTAGCATTTCCATTTCGCCACCTTCGTTTTGTTGTTCTCTTGGTTCTTGTAAGAAATTTAAAGCTTTCATAAATAAATCTGGATGATTTTTTTGAGCATCAATAGGATTCATAACTACTCCAGTTTTTTCTTCTACCATATATTGTTCTGGTAATGATTTACCTTCTTGAGCTAAAGCTAAAACTTGTGGTAATTCATTTTCTGGTAATTGTCTAAGACCAGCAAGTATTACTCTATAGTTTTGCATTTCAGCATCGTTTTGACCTTCAGCAAAGCCCATTCTGTAATCATCAGAGGCTAATAAACCTCCTTGATAGTTTATTGCTCTTGAAGTCATTGGTAAATCTGATAAAAGTTTACTTCCTTCTTTTGTAGGTACTTTAATATAAACATCTAAGAACCTATCTATATCAGTAATATCACCACCCATTTCATCTAAAAATACATCAAATAGTTTAGCTTGTCTGGCAGTATCGCCTTTAGATATCATTTTAAGTTCATCTAAAGCTAAACTTTGTAAGTAAGCTGCTGGGTCGTCTGCACCTGTTTCTACTTTATCTACAAGAAACTGATAAAGCTCATTTGCTTCTTTAGGCTTAATTGGTCTTGTTTTTTGAAATGCTTCATCTATATCTGGATAGATTTTTTTAGCTTCTTTAAGCTGTGAAGCAAATTTACTACCTGCTTTACTTACTAATTTACCTAACTTATAAGGTTCTCTGTCTTTATTTAATAAACTTTTCTTAGCCATTATTGTTTTCCTCTTTTCTATTCAGGGCTTCCGCCACCTGCTGCTGCAGCTGCTCCAATTGTCCCACTAAACGTATCTTCCCCTGCAACCGGTACATTTCCAATTCCGATGTTGCCACCACCAGTGCCTGTAGGTCCAAGTTCCGTTGGTTGTTCAGGTGCTCCTTGAATGCCTCCCATAGCTCCTTGTTGTTCACCAACAGGTTGAGCTTCTTCGCCAGTTTCTTGTCTAACATTTTGCATACCTATTATTTGTGCCATCATTGCAGCTTCTTCTGGGTCATTGAGTATTTCATCAGGGTCCAAGTCTAAGCTGTAGGCAAGTTCACTAATCAATTTAGAAATCTTAACAAATGGTGCAATGGCTGGACTTTGTGCTGTCTGTAAGAACATTGTCAATCTTTGACTTCTTACTTCTTTCTGCATCAAGCTATTGGTACCTGTTGCTTTAACTTCTAAATCACCTTTAACGTCTAAGTCACCTTCAAAGAATTGCATGTTCCATTGGAAGTATGCTTCTCCTAAAGGCTTCAATAAAAAGTCGTCAAGATTCTTAACAACTGTTTTAATGTTTAGACTTGCTGCTCCTAATAACATTGACATACCGGAAGCAGTTCTAGTCATACTTTGTACTCCTGTTTGACCATGCGAGTAACTTGGTATGCCTGTTTGCTCATCGGCTAACTGTCTAAACCTGTCAAACATCATCATGTTTTCAGGTGCAGTGTTTGGGAACTTTAAACCATAAATGGCTTGTCCCGGCATCCCAGCTTGTCTTCTAAAGATTTTACCGGGATATATTTCCATATTCTGACCAGCTACAAGTGCTGATTCGTCTATGTCAAAAACTAATGAACCAGATAATGCTAAATTATCAATAGCCATTCTTGCATGACCATTCATAATCTGCTGAGAGTCATTCATATTCTCAGCTATTCCAACACCAAAGAAATTATATGGGTTTCTTTCGTATGGGAAAGCATGATAAGGTATTCTGTATGGAGTAAATGGATTGATAACTGCCCTTAGCAATTTATTACCACATATCCATGCATTGATTTGTACCTCATCTAAATCATCAATGTCTTCATCAAGTTCGATACCTACTTCTCTAGCATATTGAGCATCCATGATACCCCAATATTCAACTACTTCAAAAGCATTAGAATATGCTTCTTCAGTATCGTAATCATCTTTTAATTGACTTTCAAAGTCTTTTTCAAGATAATTAGGACCTTCTTGAATTGCTTCACGAATAGCATCTTTATCAAAATAAGGCATATTTCTTAATGCCCTAAGTTGTGAAGTATTCATGCGATGTCTATGAATTATATATTCACATTCATCTATGTTAGTTCCACCGGGGTCTGGATAAAAGTCCCAGCAACTAACAAATTCAATTCTAGGTACTCTAACTTGTATAGGTGAATATTCTCTTTCACCTTCATCATTAACTTGCCAATTATTAAGGGTTTTGTTGTAATTAAAAGGACCCTTAATAATTCCTGTTCCTAATAGTGCTGCTTCAAGCAATGCACTTCTAATTTCAGAAGAACCATTTGATTCTTCAATTTGGTCATGGATTAATTTTTCCATTCTCCTTGCAGCTCTTTGTGCTGGAGATAGTTCTGGTTTCTGTGGGTCTGGTGTTGTACCTTCTCTTAAGACACCAAGCTCTTCAGCTTTGTCTTCCAAAGACTGCTCTGAGTCTTCAAACATTCCATCGCCAAATGTAGCTCCGGGTTTAAGTACCTTACCATCTCCTCGATAACCAATATCAAACGGACCACCTTTTAAATTTCCTATGTTGTCTAATATATCTTCTACAGGTTCTGATGTTTCAATACCCGGTTGAGGATTTTGAAAATCTAAATAAGCATTTGCTTTTTCACCTTCAGGTATTTTAGTTTCGCTAATACCAATAGGAAATTTACCTGTGCCAAATAGTACATCGACTAATTGACCAAAAGCAGCTAATACTTTTGTTTTTGTTATCTTAATAAAGATACGGGACTTTTCGGATTCTCTAAACTTTACTCTTTTGCCGTAAAGCCCTCTGTAGTTTTCGTAGGCTTCTAGCCATCTTCTTTCGTCTGCATCTCTAGATTCTTCAGCAACAGAAAAACGACTTTGAATAAGTCCTACCAAATTGTTTTTTTGGTCTTCAATTAAATTAAGACTTTTTCCTGCTTCACCTTCAACATCTTCGTAGATGTAATCAGCATTTAAAAATGTGTTATTGTCTTCTGCCATTCCTTAATATCCAAATGTTGAATCTGATGGTACATATTGTTTTATATCTCTTAGTCTTTGCAATGTACCATACACTGAAGGTCTACTCATAATCATATAACGCAATGCATCATATGCATGGTCAGAAGCATGAGTATCAACATCCTCGGAATTATTCTTTGATAAAGGAATGCTTTGTAATTCTCTTATCAAGTTTTTACAAGTGCTGAATATTTGTAGTTTAGGTCTACCATTTGGTTGAACCTTTAAATACTCATGTATTTGTATTTTTCCTTGTACTCTGTTTTTGTCTGCTCTTCTAAGCTTGTGACCCATCTTTTGTAAAGCTTCACCTACAGTCGGACCCGATGCTCCTGTTTTAGCCCAAGCTGCTGTATCTAACACACCCGGAACAGAAAAAGGGTCTTCTTTTTCCATATCTGATATTATATAGCCTAATTCCTCTCCTGTCAAGCCTTTTTGATATAATTCCCTATAAATTATCAAAGTTCCATCATTTTGGTCTACTGTACCCCATAAACAACAGGATTCTGAGGCATAACCATAATCGATTCCTTTAAGTCTTTCCCAATGAAAAGGAAACTGAAAGGGGTCAACAACATGAACATTCATATCAAACTCAGCGAATGCTGCACCTTCTGCAACTTCCCAATTACCTTCAAGTAGCTGTTTACGTTGTGTTGGTGGTAAAGATTCCAACATCTTTTCATAAACACCATCTTTTGCTAAGTAAGGGTTATCCGATAGTTTAGCTGGAATAAACTTTCTGGTTAGACCATCAGAGCCTTCAAAAGATTTGTTTGGGTCGGCTGGTTCAATGTAACGTCTTTTCACCCAATGAGCACCAACACCACCGGGGTTAGCTGTACAACGTAAATAGGTTTTTATTTCTGGGTCTGTGGTTCTTAAACGAGATGCCAAATAGTTCCAGCCAAATTCTGTTGGTAGGTGAGTTATTTCATCAAAACCAATCCAAGAATAAGCTTGACCTTGATAACGATATACGTCAGCATCTTTTTCTAAGAAACCAAATTCTATTTTAGCTCCGGAAGGAAAAGTCCAAACCTTTTCAACTTCACGAAACCTAGCTCCGGGAAATGCTTGAGGATATAACTCTCTAGATTTGTCTATAAGTTCTCTGAGCTCTGGCATGGACCTTCTAAGTATTAAAGCCCTGTGAGCTTTTTTATGACAATACCTTAGAGGGTCAATAAGCATAGCAAAACTTTTACCACCACCAGCAGCACCACCATAGAGCACATCTTTTTCATCTGCTGCTAAGAATAATGTCTGTGGTCCCTCGTTGGGATGAAACAAAACCTTAGAGTCTTTAAGAGTATCTTGAACTGAAGGTGCTGCACTTTCTATTTCACTGTTTGTTAAGATATTGTTGTTGCTTTCACCTTGTAACGTATCAAGTACTTTATTTTCTCTTTTTAATTTTGTTTCTTTATATAATACTTTCTTTTTAAGTTTGTCAAGTTCTTTTTTTTCTTGATTTAATTTTTGTTTTCTGCGTTGTGCTTTAGAAAAATTATAATTACTTTTTACTCCTTGTGGTCTCCCTGTTTTTCTTTTAGGCTCACCTTTAGCATTAAGAATAAAGTTGCCTTCGGCATCTTTTTCATATTCATTTGGTAGTAATTCCCATAAGTCTTTTTTGAGCATTTTAGCTAATGCAGTGTGACTTATTTTTCTACCAGATTCTAAAGAGACTGCTTCGGCTGCTTCTCGAAGTGAAGCTTCTTGTTGAATAACAGCCTTAAGATATTTTTGTAAGATTTCTAATTGTTCGGGTATGGGCTGTAGATAACCTTTGATTTCTGATTGTTGATAACCAAATGGAATGGTTCTAGACTTTTTCTTAATGTAGCCTTCAGGCAGCATACTCATTTTTTTCTATACTTTCTGACTTTAGTAGCTACCTTTTTAGGCTGTTTAGAAAACTGTTTACCCTTCTTGGTATCTTCTCTTTTCTTTCTTGTGGTCGCAGCATATTCTTTAGCACTCAAAGCTTTTATAGCTTTTTCTGGTAAATAACGTTCTCCTGTTTTAGATGACTTTTTACCAGACTTAGTTCGCCATTTTTGTTTGGTCCAGCTATCAAGACTTCTTTGTGACTTTGCTTTTGGCATTTCTTTTCCTAGGTTTTCTTTTTGGCTTTGAATCGTTTCGCAACCATTCTTTCATAAATCTAAATGCTTCTTCTACTCCGTACAACATTACTTTTTGTAACCTCCGCCTTTGGCTTTGTACTCTTTTGCTAAAAGCTGGGCTTTCCGAGCCGACCACTGACCGGGTTTACCACCTTTAGAACCGGACTTAATCTTTTCGAAAAGCCTCTTACGCATACTCGGCTTGGTATAATTACCCGCTTCGTTGACACGTGATTTAGGCTTTCTTTTTGTTGTTGTGCTTTTTCTTGGCATGTTTAAATATCCTATCGAAGTTATCTCGATACTCTTGTGTATAAACACCGGGACGGGCTTTAGAGCCTTTCCCTGCTATTGTGCCTGATTTAAATTTTACAGGCTTGTCTGGGCTTCCAATTTGAGGCATATTACTTTTTAAAGTTTAATGCAATAATATTAACTATTTTTAATAGTTTGTCTAGCCACTCATCATCCTTTGGAGATGGTGTAGCTGCTGCAACAATAGAAGCAACAGAAATAACTATACTAATACTAATAAATAAATTATATAACCAATCTAAAATAAACATAATTTTAATTCCTTTTTAATAATAACAATAATTTATATTCTTTTTCTCTTTTTTTCAAGAGTTTTTTTTCTAAAACTTTTTTCAAAGTTAGTTGTGTTGTAATAGACATAACGCACCTCCTTAATAGATATGCGTTCCTTCGACTACAACAAAGTCTACTTCCGAGCCTATTTAAGGCTTGAACGTATTACAAAAGTTTAACCTTTCGTATTCTCTTTGTCTTAAACCATTTATTTCTTTTTCGTATAGTTTAAGTTCAGTTTCTAACACAAAAACTTGTCTTTCTAATTCTACTGTTTTTGTTTCTAGTTCTCTAATGTCAGGAAAGATATAATTGTTTTGATTACCTCTAATGTTTCTGGCTTCTCTAGCATTATTATCTATCCTTTCGTTAATATGAGCATAAGCATAAACAGCAACAGCAATGCTAACAATTATTTGCACTAAATAACTTAGTGAAATGTTCAAAGATGTTTTATCATCAACCTTGGCTACCATTTCACTTTATCAGCCCAATATGCTGCTGACATTTTCCCTTTAGCAATGTTTTTAGCATGTCTAGCCTTAAAGCTTTTTCTTTTAGCCTTCATACGAGCTGATTCACCCGGCTTGGGCTTACCAGCTGTTTTAGCTCCCTTTTCACCAAAACGAATAAGTTTAATCTTTTCACCTTCTTTAGCCACTACAACGTGAGACTTCTTAGGATGGTTTGGTGTTCTTTTAGGCTTGTTGTAACCTTTAACACCTGCTCGTTCTAACCTAGAATCTTTCTTTTTAGTCATTTTCTGTTTTTCCTTCTATGATTATTGTTTCTTTTTCAGGTAAAATAAATATACCTCCGTTGACATTGTGGTCTACTGAAACCTTATCGGTCTTTGTAACCCCTACTCTGTCTAGCAATGTTTGAGCTGCTTGAAGCTTAGTATTGCTGTTGGGTATTGGCTTATCACTTGTCATAAGCTCAACAAGCTTAAATGCGGCTTTTGGAGCTTCTTTAGCTAATATGTTCTGGGCTAAATCGACTATTTCGTCTTTTAAGCTTTTAACGACTTGATAGGGATTACCAGCATAACCAGCTAAATCTGCTGCTTTATTAATATCACCTTGTGTTTCTATTAAGCTATTTAAGAATAATTCTTGTTTTTCAGTAAGCTTTCTATCGTTTTTTATTAAGCTATTCATAGTAAGTATTATATAGCTATATTTAGACTTTGTCAAGAGATAAAAGAAAGTTCTTGACAAAACTCAATTTCAACTGTATAATAGCTATATAGGCTGCCGGGGTTAAATATATACATATACCCCACCTATATTTCTTTATAGAGCTTAATAAGCCCGACCTAACCTATCAAACCCTGTAAATCTTAGCGACCACCACCTGTGAAGTTGACAAGCTTTTTTAGCTCAAAATGTATAAGCATTAGTATATATACTACAGGGGTGGGGGGGTGCTCCTGCGTAGGGTGCGTAGAACTCCAAAGACTTTACAAGTCTTGCAAGTTCCATAGGAGTATGCATAGAAACTACGAAGACTTGAAAAGTCTAGGTAGATTTCTGATGCCTGTGCGAAGCTCTGTAGAGTTTACGAAGTAAAAATAGACTGTGAAGAGCTGTTGAGATAATCTAAAAGCTCTAAAGAGCTTAATAGATTTCATAGGCTTTATAAGGCTTTACAAGCTTTTTAAGCTTGAGAGGAAGGGAACAGAACCCCATAGAGATTAGAAGGTCTTACAAGCCTTATAAGGCTCTGTAAACTATGGGAATCTAGATAGGCTTTGGGACGTTTAAGGCAAAAAAAAACTCCCCGAAGGGAGCTTTCTAAAGTGAGATAAGCCCGAACTTACCTACGAAGCCGAAGGCTCTGTATGAGTTCTATGTGGGCTTGTGAAGGCTTAACAACTCTTCGAACTCCTTTGGAGTTAAAAACATATCTGATTTCGTCAACAAAAACATTTATGTTTTCTTCCTCGTAGTTCTCGTCACGCACTACAAGCACGTCACGCACTAGGTTATCTTTCTCAAATCTATTGTCTAAAACAATAGCTTGTCTAAGATGACGAGAGCAACAAGGTGCTAAAAGCACCCTGTCACCTTTGTAGATTTGCTCTGAAGTAACCATAGTTACTTAGAGCCCTCGATAGCACTTTCTAGCTTATAGGCTAGAATGTCATTCGCTACCTCTACAGGAAAACTCGAAGAGTTTCGAATCGAAGTCACTTGACCTTGTGTCAAATAACCTTTCTTCAAGTTCAACTTGGACATAAAATGTCCATTCAAGTTGCCATAGTTGATACCATCTGGCTTGTCCTCAACTCTGTTGAGATGACTTACAACGCCCTTTACTTGTAGCCATGTGGCACGTTTATTGGCATTCTTAGCCCATCTATCTTCGATAGAAAGGTTTGCGTTATCGTTTTTTGTTGCTTTCGCAACAGTCTTTGCGTTTTTCATGTGAAAAAACTCCTTGAGCCAAAGGCTCGATAGTTAAGCTCCGAAGCTACCCAGCAACGAAGCCATTACATAGTAATTCGAATAAATTTCGATTGTCAAGCTCGTCAAGTTCATGTTTTATAAATTCTTCCTACGCATAATGCCCACGAGAACAGGTAAAACCATGCGTACAAGCTTTCATGAATTTCATTCATGGCTCAAAACTACTGTTCAAACATACAGTATCAAAATTCACAAAAACACCTCAAACAGGCTTTTCAAATCCCTATATGTTAGCCATATAGATTTTTTTTCAGCACCCCACAATACACACGCATAGATATCTACGCACACACACGTGCACACATGCGTAGAGGAGATATTTCAAACTTTTTCACACAGGAAGGAGTATGCTCAAAAGACATCTACGACACGATAAACACTCTATGTGCATCTCCTAGCTTGACAATGAGCAACAGTTGTGGACAATGGTGTTGCTGACATGGTGTCGGCTAAGGAGTTTTAAAACATGTTTGATGGTTTGATATTCGGAATCGTAGACAACGGAGTGTTAGCTCTGTGTTCCCTTTGGGGAATTGACATAGACCAGAAACTATCTGGTAAAGGTATCAATGGTGCTTTGTATGGAGCATTGTTGGGGAATGCATTAAGTGATTTTATTGGTGGTATTATGGACTTCACATGGCTTGTAAGTCTAAACATAGCTATTGGTTGCTTGATTGTTATTCCTGTTGTAAATATTTATTTGAGATTTAGAAGAGAAAATTAATGAAAATACTTGACAGAACTTCAAAGACTTTGCAGAAATATTTATTATCTCCGAAGTCTGGTGATAATTACAGATGTTTCTTTTGGACACGAGAAGGCTTTAGATATGTTACCATCAAGGTTGGTAGAAAATGGGTTTCTATGAGTTGGACAGGAGCAAGACGTAGACTTTCATTGGCTATGTTCAAGAATCATGCATGGCTTCAATGGCGATACAATGCTCGGAATGACGCATCTTTAAAGGCTTTCGAGCAAACAGGTAGATATAAAAGACCTAACGTATGGTATAGAGATTATGGCTTCAAGACTAATCCAGACCACGAATCAGTAGATAAACTTGCTTGGAAATGTTAATGCGTGATAGAAATTCTATGCGTGTCTCTTGGGTTGACAACGAGCAACGAATGTGGACAATGGGTAGCAGTTCAGCAATGAAGCCGAACAACAACGGAGAAATTATGGCAACAAAGAAACCAAAGCCAATCATGTTCAGAGACGGAGAAATTGTTAAGCTTCGACCTCAAACATACTACGACAGTAATGTTGTAAAACAAGAAGAAAAACTACTAAAGCTTGGTCAAACATTCTTAACAAGAGAACAAGCAATACAAAAACTAAAAAGCCTTAGAGCTAGACGAGTTGAAAGTTATTCATTCAAGAATGACAGATATGATATCTACAGAGTTAAAGGGCAATTAGTAGGATTAAGAAACATTGCTAGACAGAAGTTCGACAATCGTTATGCTGTGTCTAGACATGTTCAAACAATGTATAGATTGGAAGTATTAAAATAAAAAGATTATTAAGTTTGTGGCTAGGACAGGCTTGGAGAGCATTTTTCTATATTGTATATTTCTCCCTTAAAGTTCTAGTCACAATTTAACATAAGTGTAAGATGAGCTTACTGTAAAATCCAGAAGTCTGAACTGTTTACAGGGTGACGAAGTAGGTCGTAAGATGAAGTTTAGGATAAGTGCTAGAACCCATCGCCTATAACACTATTGTTTGTCTCTTGCTAGTTTAGACAATCAAAATAGAATTAGCATTAACTTTTTAATAGGAGTATATTATGAAGAAAAACTTCAGAAAACCTTATGAGCCTGTATTTGAAGGCTCAAGTAGTGATGTATTGTATCGTGGTATTAATGATAAAACCACACATGCTTTAATCGCTAAGTATCTTGTAGATAAAAGTGCAAATGTTATCTACGATAAACCTGCTGAAAAGATTGCCGAAGCAATAGAGCTTTTATGGTCTGCTTTGACACCTTTAGATTCTTGGAGAATCAAACATGTCTACGAAAACTTTCCAGAAATATTTGTTCTGGCTCAAAAGTATCGAGAAGTTTATGGTTCACCAAATAGATGTTTGGTAGCTGAATTAGCAAATACTTATAAATGGGAGGAAGATAATGAATAAACCTACACGTTTTGAACAATTCAAACACGACTTGAATAAAGTTTTAGAAAAGCATTACCCAAACACAGATTGGGAGTGGGAAGACTATGATAAAGATTGGTCTGATGTTGATAACAACTCTAAAGATAAACATTGGCGATTGGTAAGATTATTTTTAAATGTTGAACACGAAGACACTAACAAAGTAATCTTCACCAAAAAAGAACTATGGGCTAATCAAGTTCCTTTGTTTGACTTTGAATACAACGAAGACCAACTACTTAAAAAAGCTTTAAAAGTTGGTTTTGTAACAAAGATTGGTGAAGACCAATACGAAATGAATGAAGACTATCTGGGAGGTGACTAATGAGTAAGCGATATGTTGTATGGGTTGGTGGTTGTGATGATTACTATACTGAATACGAAAAAGCCAAAGAACATTATGATGAATGGATTGAGCAAGGTTACGATGATGTACATTTAATGGAGGTGTCTGATGAGAGTTAAACAATTATTAGATTACTTAAAAGACTGTAACCCTAAAGCCTCTGTTGAGCTTCTAACTCAGAATGAAGATGGCGAGGAGGTCTGGCATGAAGTGCAAGATGTCTGGGCAGATACTTTAGATGAAAATGTTTATCTAGAATTTGGTATTAAGGAGGTAACTAATGACTAGTATATATCCAGAGGATTCTTGGGGAACATTCTACGCTGAATCAGAATACAAAGATGTCAAAGGCATACACCAAGATAAAAAAATAGATATTAATTTATGGACTGATACACAAACAGGGGATAAGTTTTTATCTCTTTATCCTGTTGATGAGAGTGGTCAAATAGATTGCACTAAGTCTTTAGGTTTTTATAAATTACAGGAGATAACTAATGGATAGAGATAAAGAATTTATAAGACTACTAGACGAAATGTCAAAGACTAACAAACCTTTAAGCGATTGGTTTAGAGGTGTTAAAGAAACTTTGGAGAAAGAAGAAGATTATGAAGACAAAGATTAAACTTTCTAAGCCTAGCAAAATGCCTTGTTACTCATGGTCATTACAAGCTATTGATACTTGTCCTGCTTCCAAAGGAGCAGATGGTAAGCTTGTTGATGCTTGTAAGGGTTGTTATGCTACTGATGGTAATTACAATTTCAAGAATGTAAAACAATCAAGAGACTTCAACAAAGAAGATTGGCAAAGAGCAGAGTGGGTATCCGATATGGTCGCCTTTCTTGATACTCAACGATACTTTCGTTGGTTTGATAGTGGCGACATTTATCATGTGAAACTCCTATTAAAAATACATGAAGTGTGCGAAAGGACACCTCATTGTAAGCATTGGATACCTACTCGCATGTTTAAGTTTGAAAAGTTTCAAGAGCCTTTGAATAGGCTTAACAGTCTACCTAATGTCAATATCAGATTCAGTTCTGATAGTGTCTTAGGAGAATTTACAGAGGGTGTGCATGGCTCAACTATCCTACCAGATAGAAGAGATGTGCATGGAGTCACTCGCTGTAATGCTTATCGGACTGATTATTGGGGTAATACTATCTCAGATGATGAGTTCGATAAGCTTTCTACTACGAAAGACTATGGGTTTTGTGGCTCATGTCGGGCATGTTGGGATAAAGATGTGCCTGTGATAGGTTATGTAGCTCATGGTAGAAAAATGATAAAGGTCATCAAAGATTTAATTGATGTCGTTCAACTTGTATAAAAGGAGGTATTATGAAAAAACGTAGAGCTACTATCGTTCAAACTAATAATGGTTTTAGAGTAGACCTTTATAAACGCATGGAGTTTGTTAGAAGTGTAGAATGTTATGACCATTCAGAAAGCTATGCCGAAAGGGTAGCAGAGAATTGGGTACTAGGAGTATTGTAATATGACTAAATATCAACTTGTAAAATTTAAATACGATAGCTCTTTGACAGAGCTTGAAAACTTTGATGAATGGTTTCGTTGTGCTAACGAAGAAAGGTTTAATCATGATGAAAAGCCTTTAAATCGTTCTGAAGCACAGAAACAATATGAAACCATGATGGGCTTTAAACTACCTTTTGAGGAGGGATTTGATGATTGATGAAAAAACAATCAACGAAAATATTCGTGAGCAGATTCTATGGGTTATAACAGACCTATGGACTATACCAGACAGAGAAGATTTGCTGTCTGATTGTATCGCATATGTCGAAGATATTATTTTATCTTTGGATAAACCAATAACTGATATTGATATCACACGAAGCACATGTTTGTTTTTACAACAACATTGCAGAGATGCTGTATCTTCTAGAGATTTAGAAGAAATGGAGAAATATCAAAACAGACACTAAGGAATTATTATGACAAAGAAAACTACAAAGTGGCTTAAATATATACCTAGAATTACCAAGTCTAATGTTTCTCATAGGAAACAATCTTATTGGGTAGACAAGTATGACTTTCAGCCATCATTCGAATTAGCAACTAATCCAGAGTTAATTGCTTATGTTAATTCTACTTTTTTAGGTTTGTTAGATGATAAAGAAAATTTATGTGAAACAAAATGTAAAAAATTAGGTTTTAAATATGATGAAAACATTGTTGATTCTTTTGAGTTTTATATGACTAATCAAAAGGATTTAGAATGTAGATATTTTATGGAGGTTTAAATGACTAAAGCAGAAATAATAACTAGACTGAATGCTATTAAAGAAGGTTCTGTACAAGATTTACAAGAAGGCTTTGTATCTTTTCAAAAGTATTGTATAGAAAATGAAATTGAAAAAGAAGATGATGATATTGATTGGTCTTATGTAGCTCGATTAGCTATTGACCTTGATAGATTTTTTAATCTTAAACAAGATATAAAAGATTTAATCAATAGAATAAACTAAAGGTTTTGGCTCAGCAAACAAGGAGATTTATTCTCAAATAATTTCGAGCCATTGATAGGTTTCAATGGGGGTAATGGGGTAGCCTTAAATATCCTGCGTTGAGCCAAATTTATTGGAGGTATTATGAAAAATTTATTACGCAAATGGCTTGGTATTACTGAGCTTACTCAATCGATGCTTAGTTTCAAAGTCGATGCTGACAAATCTAGTGACGAGTTGAAAGACGACATCATGAATGACTTGGAGTATGAGATAGAACGCAAGGTCGAGAACGAAGTCGAGGACCATATCTCAAACTACTCAGATAAGTTTGATGATATTGATAGTCTAAGGTATGACCTTGATGAACTCAAAGATACTTTTGAAAATGAAGACTTAAGTGGTGGCATTGATGAAGCTTATAGTCGTATCGAAGGTTTGACCAATCGTATTGAAGCTTTGGAAGAGAGTGTCTCTAGTCTATCCGTACTTGATAGGCTTGAGGCTTTGGAGGCTAAACTAAAATAAGGAGTAAGTATGAGCATATTGAATAAAACAGAACTAATGAACTTTGTTAGAAACCAAATACATAATGATTTGTATATGGAACTTTCAGAGGACTGGGAAAACGAAGAACCTGAATATTTTAATCCTAATTGGGTAAAGAATATCAGCGAAGCAGAAGATATAACAGAACTAAAATATGCTTTGATTAATATAGTCAAAGGTCTTAGTAAATATTTGGAGGAAAAAAATGGAATTAACTAAGAACGAATATGCGATTGCACAAGCTTTGTATAGCAATGTAGATATTGATAGTGTGTTATTATCTTTTAGATATGAAAAAAATAAAGAAGCTTATGAATACGAAATGCAAGTATCTCAAAGGCTAGTAAGAGTAAAAGAAATACACCCTACTCATATCATAGCTCAAGACTATGGTACAGGCGAATTAAAAAGATATAATTTAAATAAAATTACAGAAGATTCTTGCAAGGTCTTAACGGAGGCAGTATGAAAATGATGAGACAAAACCACCCCGAAGCACCTGTTGAGGTCGCTGTAAGTTTTGACAGGTCTCAACAAGAAACTTTTCATACTTTATATGAATCAGAGTTTCTTCCTTGGAACGAAGAAGTTACATGGAATGTTAGAGAATTGTATGACGGAAGTAAGCTTTACATTTTTGATGTCGAGGTTTATGAATTACTAAACGATATTATTGAGAAAGTATTATGAATATATTTTATTTTTACGATTGCCCAAAAGCTTGTGCCCAAGCACAGCCAGATAAAATGCTAGTGAAGATGCCACTAGAAACTGCACAAATGTTATGCACAGCTCACCGAGTTTTAGATGGTGATGAGTATGCAGATGCCAATGGTCTCTACAAAGAAGCATACAAGAATCATCCATGCACTATATGGGCTAGAAAGACATCCGGGAACTACGCATGGCTTTACGAACACTTTGATGCTTTGTGTTGGGAATATACTCATAGGTATGGTAAGACACACATGTCTGGAGCAAAACTAATGGATGCTTTGAGCAAAGTTCCAGACAATATTGAGCAAGGTGAAATGACACCTATAGCTCTAGCTATGCCCGACCAATACAAAGAACCAGACGACCCTATACTTTCGTATAGACAATACTGCATTGCTGAAAAGCATTATGCACAATGGAACAAAAGTAGACCAAGACCTACTTGGTGGATTGCACCTAATTCTTGGACTGCTTAATTAGTCATCAATGAAGATGAAAATGCTTGACAAAATAAATTTTATCGTTTATTTTAGGAGCATAAAATTTAACCATAAGGAGTTAATTTATGGCAATATTAGAAGGTAAAGCTTATTGGGCAAGTGTAACAACTCCCAATACGACTTATGAACCTGTTTATACTGTAGACTTAGTAGTCGATGCAGATACTGCAAATGACTTTGAGTCTAGAGGTTTTCGTGTAAAAGACCTTTCATTGAAAAATGAAGATGGTTCTCAAGAATCAATAGGTAAAGCTATTGTTATTAAAAGGAAAGTTAATGGTGCTAGTAATACTGTTAGACCAGCTCCAAAACTTTTTGATAAGAATAAGAATCCTATTGATACCATTGTTGGCAATGGCTCAACAGTCAAAGTTCAATACAATGAATGGGAGACTGAAAACAAGTATGGTAAGTTCAAGGGTTTGGACTTTCAAGCCATGCAAGTTATCGACCTTGTATCTGTTAAATCAGGAGACGGGGACGAGCTAGACCCATTTGGTGATGGTGAGGAGTTTTAATTATGATTATTAATTTCGATGGTAACTCATATGAAACTGAAAAGCTTACTGACCCAAAAGCTAGACAACAAGTTCAAGCTTATGTAAGTCAAATAGCTTTCAACAATCAAATGCAGATTAGTTTGCAAAAGTCTAACGATAAACTTCAAGAGGAGTTAAGACCTTTGTTAGCTGAAGAAGCTTTGATTGAAGAGGAATCAGAAAGTTCTGAAGAAGATAGTAATGAATCTGACAAAGACTAAAACTGATTACTAAATTTTCCTTTTATACTAGCCCTCTTCGGAGGGCTTTTTAATTAAGAATATTATGACAACTAATTTTGTAAAACATCATCTTCCATGTTCCTCATGTGGGAGTAGTGATGCATTATCAATTAATGAGGATGGTTCAGCTAAGTGTTTTAGTTGCCAAGGTTTCTTCCCTAAATATGAAAAAGGTGATAAGGTAAATACGAGTATGCAAAAATTTAAACAACCAGAACGAGCACTTAACCTTGAAGGTGGTAAGTTTGCTCGGTTAAGTGACAGAGGAATTTCACAGGAGACTGCCCAGACTTATGGTGTAAGGATTATGTATAATGCTGATGGCACGATAGCTCAACACCTATATCCTTTCTACATCAACAATGAATTATCAGCAATCAAAACAAGATACATAAAAGACAAACGTTTTACTTTTGAAGGCACGATTCAAGATACCGGTTTATTCGGACAGAATCTTTTTAAAGAGGGTGGTAAATATCTTACCATCACTGAAGGAGAGTGTGATGCAATGGCTGCCTATGAGCTTCTCGGTAGTAAGTGGGCAGTCGTATCCATTAAAAGAGGAGCTGGTTCGGCAGTAAAAGATATCAAAGAAAACATTGAGTATGTTGAAAGCTTTGACAATGTTATTCTTTGTTTTGACAAAGACAAACAAGGTATCGAAGCAGCGAAGAAAGTTGCTTCCATTATTAAACCTCGTAAGTGTAAGATAATCAATTTACCTAATGGTTATAAAGATGCCAACGATATGCTTCTTAAAAACAAACACCAAGAATTTGTTAGAGCTTGGTGGGATGCTCAAGTCTATACCCCAAGTGGTATCATTAGAGTTTCAGAAAAGAAGAAAGAGTTTTTCAATAGACCAAAGAAAGAAAGTGTTCCTTATCCTTTCGAAGGTCTTAACAAAAAACTTATCGGTATGCGACAAGGCGAGTTAGTTACTATCACAGGTGGCACAGGTCTTGGTAAGTCAAGTGTCACTAGAGAAATAGAACATTGGCTCGTCAATAAAACAGATGACAACGTGGGTATCATTGCCCTTGAAGAAGACTGGAGAAGAACAGTCGATGGTATTCTAAGTATTGAAGCGAATGCTAGGCTTTACATAGACCATATCCGGGAAGAGTTATCATCTGAAACTTTGGATGTTATGTATGAAAAAATCTTTGGTAAAGATAAAGTATTTATTCATGCTCACTTCGGGACTAACGATATTGAAGATATCTTTTCTAAGCTTCGTTATCTTATTGTCGGCTGTGATTGTAAGTGGGTGGTCGTAGACCATTTACATATGCTAGTGACAGCTCTGTCTGAGAATGATGAACGTAGAGGTATTGATAACATCATGACTAGACTTAGAAGTATGGTCGAGGAAACAGGAGCAGGTATTATTCTGGTCTCACACCTCAGACGTGTGGATGGTAACAAAGGACATGAGAATGGTATCCAAGTTAATTTAAGTCATCTAAGAGGCTCTAACAGCATTGCACAATTATCTGACTGTGTGATAGCCCTTGAAAGAAATCAACAGGCTGACGATGAAAGAGAGTCTAGAACGACACGTTTAAGAGTGTTAAAGTCTAGATACACTGGTGATGTTGGATTAGCTTCTTCCTTGCTTTATGATAAAGATTCAGGTAGACTAACAGAGTTTGATGAAGCTGACTTCAGTGGTATTGATGATGAGTTTGAACCAGACATACCTTTTTAGATTATGAAAAGTTTAGTATTTGATATCGAAACAGATGACCTAAATGCTACAAAAGTCTGGTGCATTGTGGCTATAGATGAAAATAATAAAGTCTATAGCTTTCATGGCGATACCATTGAAGATGGTTTAATTCTTCTCAATGAAGCAGAGATGCTCATTGGACATAATATTCTTGGTTTTGATATCCCTATCTTAGAAAAACTATACGATTGGACACCGAATGCCTCCATAAAAATAATTGATACTTTGGTGTTGAGTAGGCTTTTTAATCCTACACGAGAAGGTGGGCATAGTTTGGAGAGATGGGGTATCAAACTTGGAATGCACAAGTTAGATTTTTCTGATTTCACAGAGTTCTCTGATGATATGTTGAAGTATTGTATCGCTGATACCAAGCTCAACAAGATTTTATTTCAAGCACTACGTAAAGAAGCTATGGGATTCTCTAAAGAAAGTATTAATCTGGAACATGACATTACAAGAATTTTAACCAAACAAACTAAAGATGGTTTTGCATTTGATTTTAAATCAGCTACATTTCTTATCAGTAAATTCAATAAACTTCTAAAAGAAACAGAAGATAAAGTTCACGAAACATTTAAACCAAAATGGGTAGACGATAAAGTTGTTTCACCTTACACGAAAAAAGATGGGACTTTATCTCGTAGAGGATTGACAGATGAGGAATATAACTCTATAATAGAAGGTTTGCGTCCTAATAAACCTTTCATGCGTAAAACTCTACAGGAGTTTAACTTAGGTTCAAGAAAGCAGATAGGAGAATATCTTACAGATTTTGGCTGGAAGCCTAGAAAGTTTACTCCAACAGGACAACCTATTGTAGATGAAGCTACTCTAAAAGAAGTAGAGCATATACCAGAAGCAAAACTTATTGCTGATTTCTTACTATATCAAAAGAGATTAGCACAGGTCCAATCTTGGCTCGATGCGTTGGCAGATGATGAACGTATTCATGGTTCTGTTATTTCTACAGGGACAATTACGGGTAGAATGTCCCATAGAAATCCTAACGTTGCTCAAGTGCCTAGTGTAAAGAGCAAGTTTGGTGAGGAATGTCGAGCCTGTTGGACTGTTCCAGAAGGCTACAAGCTTGTTGGTGTTGATGCTTCAGGCTTAGAGCTAAGAATGTTAGCTCATTATATGGATGACGAGGAGTATATAAATGAAATTATCGATGGAGATATTCACACAACTAACCAACAAATTGTTGGACTTAAATCAAGAGATAAGGCTAAAACATTCATCTATGCACTTATCTACGGAGCAGGAGACGAAAAAATTGGTAAAATTGTTGACGGAAATAAAGCCGATGGCAGAGAACTTAAACAACGTTTTCTTGCTGGTCAACCTGCATTTAAATCTCTTAGAGAACGAGTGCAAAGAGCAGCTCAAAAAGGATTCCTCAAAGGACTAGATGGTCGTAAGATTATACTGAGACATCAACATGCTGCTTTAAATACTTTACTACAAGGTGGAGGAGCAATCGTTATGAAGAAAGGTTTATGCATACTTGACGAAAGATTAAGATTAGCTAACATAGATTATAAGTTTGTTGCCAACATCCATGATGAATGGCAGATTGAAGTAAGAGAATGTCAAGCAATGAGAGTAGGCGAGTTAGCAGTTGAATCTATTCGAGATGCTGGTAAGTATTTTAACATGCGTTGTCCTTTGGATGGCGAATATAAAATAGGGAGTAACTGGAGTGAAACCCATTAATATACCTAAAGATTATATATCTCGAAAAACTTCGACCATTGATTTTGGTTATGAAGAAAGTGAGATTGATGGGTATTTAAAACCAATACCAGAACAGTTAAAGCTTCTTTATACTGCTGAACAAAAAATAAAACAAGGTAAATCTACAAGAGTTGTTGCTCGTTGGTTATCAAAAAAGAGCAATAGATATATAAGTCACGTTGGTCTTTGGAAACATGTAACGAATAAAACATCACATGAATTTACCAAAGTTTGTAACCAACAAAAAGAAGGCTATATTTATATCTTAACCAACCCGGCATGGCAAGATTGGGTTAAAGTTGGCATGGCTGTGGACCCTGAAGATAGATGTTCTACTTTTCAAATAGGTTCACCATTTAGGGATTATGATATATTTTTTACTAAGTTTTTTAAGGATAGACAAAAAGCAGAAAGCAATCTACACAAATTGTTAAAAAAAGAAGCAGAGAAATTTAATGGCGAATGGTTTAAAATTTGCAAAACTAAAACACAGAGGTTAATAGAAAATTATGAAACCAAATAAAGAAGATAGAAAAAAGTTTGACCTAGACTTAGAATATGGTCAAGTGCGAGAAGATAAGATAGCAGACATGCTTCAAGATAAAAAGATTGAAGTTAAATCTGAACGTGATATTTGGCAGAGCACAGGAAACATTGCAATCGAATATGAATGCTATGGAAAGCCTTCAGGAATTAAAGCCACAGAATCTGATTATTGGTTTCATAATCTTTGTATTGGTGATAATATATTCTGCAGTTTAGTTTTTGATACAAAAGTATTGAAAAAGCTAGTAGATAAACTCGATACTTTTAGAACAGTATCCGGTGGAGATAATAACGCAAGTAAAATGTATCTTGTAAATTTACCTAAGTTGTTTTCATCAGATGTAATAAAAGCATTTAAGGAATTAGAAAATGAAAAAGAAAACAGTTGAAACACTTGTAGATGATATCTATAAAGTTATTGGTTCTTTAGCCGATAATAAACCTATAGAAATATCTGAACAAGACTACGAAGACTTTGGTAAGGCTATGTCGGATGCATTAAGACATTGGGCAACTCCTTCATCAGAAGCTAAACCAACAATTAGAATGTCTAACGTTGGTAAGCCATTGAGAAGATTATGGTATGATTTAAATTTAGAAAAGAAAGAAGAACAAAAACTATCTTCACCTATCTTTATTAAGTTTTTATATGGTCATTTACTTGAGGTTCTTCTTTTATTCTTTGTTAAACTTTCTGGACACAAAATAGAAAATGAACAAAAAGAAATAAGTATTTCAGGTATCAAAGGACATATGGACTGTATGATTGATGGTGAAGTTATAGATATTAAATCGGCTTCTGGTTATGCTTTCAAGAAATTTAAAGAAGGCACACTCGGAGAGGAGGATGCGTTTGGTTATCTATCGCAGTTAGCTGGATACGAACATGCAGAACAAACCAATAAAGGTGGTTTTCTTGTTATGAATAAAGAGACAGGAGAACTGACAACTTTTATTCCTGATGATTTAGATAAACCAAACATTACAACAAAGATTAAAACTGTTAAATCAGCTATTGCTAAAAAGACACCACCTCAAAGGTGTTACAATCCTATACCAGATGGAGCTGCCGGGAACATGAAGCTTCCTAGAGATTGTGTTTGGTGCCCATATAAGTTTGAGTGTCATAAAGATGCTAACGATGGACAAGGATTAAGAGTGTTTGAATATGCTAAAGGTAATGCATACTTGACACACATAGAAAAAGTACCTAATGTTAGGGAGATAACATAATGAATGGTAGAAAATCAAAAAAAGTAAGACATAAAGCAAAGCTTTTGTTTATTGAATGGATTGGTTCTTTTTTAAAAGAAGAAGATAAAAAACAAATTAATTTACAAAACTTTACAGAGCTTTTGCCTGACGAAACCCATGTATATGCCAATAGAAGATTAATGCATTCAGCATTTTCTTTTAGATGGTTCATCAAGTATGTTAAAATCTTAAGCAAAAATAAGGCTATAGATGATATCAAACTTACAGATGTGATGGAGTATGCGAGGGTATCGTAAGCCTAGAAAGATAAGACCTGTTGAAAAAGATATACCTAGTGGATACGATTCCAAATGGGAATATAATTTACATCAGACTGTCTTAAAAGAATGGGAACATCATGGCGACAAAGTCAATTACATAGTTGAACATAACTATGAGCCAGACTTTATCAAAGTCATAAATGGTATTGAATATCTTTTAGAAGCCAAAGGTCGCTTCTGGGACTACAACGAATACAACAAGTATGTTTGGATTCGTAAGTCTTTAAAAGATAATCAAGAATTGATATTTTTGTTTTCTAATCCTTATGCTCCAATGCCTCAAGCAAAGAGACGTAAAGATGGAACAAAAAGAACACATGCTGAGTGGGCAGAGAAAAATAATTTTAAATGGTATACGGAGGAAACATTACCCGATGAATGGAAAATATAAATTTAACGAAGATAAAATAATAAAACAAATAAAAGAATATGTTGATGGCACTTACAATCAGCACTATGCTAATGGTAAGTATCAAGCAACAGATATGATAATTGATGCCGGACACGGAGAAAGTTTTGCTATCGGGAATATCATGAAATATGCTATGAGATGTGGTAAAAAAGATGAAAAGAAAAAAGAGCTTATGAAAATAGTGCATTACGCAATCATAGCTCTATACATAGAGGAAAATAATGGAAGATAAAATAGGTTTAAAACAATATTTGGGTATAAATATTGATTATAATAAAGAAAAAGAGTTGGATAAATTTACTTTAGACACTCTTTATGACAGATATTTATTTGAAGAAGGAGGTGAAACACATGCTCAAGAAGCTTTTGCAAGAGCTGCAGTATATGGTGCAACGTATAAATCTGTTACGGACTTTGATTTGGCTCAGAGACTTTATGAGTACAGTTCTGATAGGTGGTTCATGTTTAGCACTCCTATCCTTTCTAATGGTGGAACCAGCAGAAACGGGCATAAGGCAAGGGGTCTTCCTATTAGCTGTTTCCTCAATTATGTTCCTGACTCTAGGGATGGTTTGTCTTCTCATTACGATGAAAATATATGGTTGGCTAGTTCAGGTGGAGGGATTGGTGGATATTGGGGAGATGTTAGGAGTAATGGTATTTCTACTTCTAACAATAGTCGTTCTACTGGTTCAATTCCTTTCATAAAAGTTGTTGATTCTCAAATGTTAGCCTTTAATCAAGGCACAACAAGAAGAGGTTCTTACGCAGCCTACATGAATATAAGTCATCCAGAAATAGAAGAGTTTATAAACTTTAGAAAAGAATCAGGTGGCGACATTCATCGTAAATGTTTAAACCTACACAATGGTATCAACATAACCAATGCATTCTTAGATGCTGTTAAGAGAGACGATGATTGGCGATTAGTTGACCCAAAGACCAACAAGGCTGTTAAGACAGTTAAGGCTAGAGATTTATGGTGGCAAATCTTAAATGTTAGAGCCGAGACTGGTGAGCCTTACATGGTCAATATAGATACCTGTAATGAAGCCATGCCTAAACAACAAAAAGACTTAGGCTTAGATATTAAACAGAGTAATTTATGTTCAGAAATAACACTACCTACCAACGAAGAAAGAACAGCAGTCTGTTGTTTATCTAGTGTCAATCTAGAATACTTCGATGACTGGAAAGACCATCCTCATTTTATCGGGGACTTAATCACCATGTTAGATAATGTGGTGCAACATTACATAGACAATGCGATAGATGTTGAAACCTTGGGAGGCTACAATGCCAACTACAAAAGGTTTAGTAATCACGTTAATCCTGATAAAAAGCCTTTCACTAGGTCAGCATTCTCAGCATATCGAGAAAGGTCATTAGGTCTGGGAGCTATGGGCTTTCATGCTTATTTGCAAAAGAATAATATTCCTTTTGAGAGTATGTTTGCTGCTAGTTTTAACAATCAAGCCTTTAAGCATATTAAAACACATGCTAAGAAAGCTTCAAAGTTCTTGGCTGAGATTAGAGGTGAAGCACCAGACGTAGCCGGTACAGGCTTAAGAAACGCACACTTACTTGCTGTAGCTCCTAATGCCTCGTCAAGTATTATTTGTGGTGGCACATCGCCTAGTATCGAGCCTTACAGAGCCAATGTCTTTACGCATAAAACATTGACAGGCTCGTATCAAGTTAAAAACAAACACTTAGAAAAAGTATTAAAAAGTAAAGGTTTAAAAGCAGAAGAAATAAATAATCTATGGAAAGATATCTTTGCTAACAATGGTTCTGTACAACACTTAGATATTCTTGATGATAATGAAAAAGAAATATTTAAGACAGCAAATGAGATTAATCAGATTTGGATTATTGAACATGCTCATCAAAGACAAGAATATATTTGTCAGAGCCAGAGTGTTAATCTTTTCTTTACTTTACCGAAGGCTACAGAGCCTCAAGAAGTGCACGATGAATACTTACAATACATTAATGATGTTCACTGGGCAGGAATGCATAAGTTAAAATCTTTATATTATTTAAGGTCAGATGCTGCAAGAGCTGCAGAAAATGTTAATATTAAAATACCTCGAATCAAATTAGACGAAGAGGGTTGTATTGCTTGTGAGGGATAATTATGGCAGCTAAATGGAATAACGCAACAACACATGTCTCTGTTACTGGTGTTAGAGGCAAGAAAACATCGCAAGGTAGAAAGAACTTAGCAACTTCTACTATGAACAAAAACTACAAAAGAAACTTTAAGAAATATAGAGGACAAGGCAAATGACCAGATGGGATAAAAGAGTTAAAAAACCTAATTGGGAGTCCCTAATCGATTGGGAAAAAGTAAACAATGCTCTTGTTATGTGGGTAGTAACACCAAACTGCATTTTAGAGAGAGCTAAAGAACGTGGGGTAACTTTGAACGCTAATAGAGAACAAATATATGAATTCTGTTATCAGACAAAAAGAGGTTATGACATGGATATGATTAAAAGTCATTTTAAAGACTTTGTTATAGAAAACTTAATGACAGAATATGGAGGAAAAGAAAATGAGTCTACTAAGTAAAAGAGAATATTATAAACCTTTCGACCATCAATGGATGTTCGATTATTATGTGCTACAAAATCAAATGCACTGGATGCCTGAGTCAGTACCTTTGCACACAGATGTTAAGGATTGGCAAGAGCTATCAAACGATGAAAAGAATTTATTGACACAAATATTTAGATTATTTACGCAGTCTGATGTTGACGTTGGTTCGGGCTACATAGATAAATACATGCGTATCTTTAAAAAGCCTGAAGCTCGTATGATGATGGCTTCGTTTGCTAATATGGAATCTATTCATCAACATGCTTATAGTCTGTTGTTAGATACTGTAGGAATGCCTGAGAACGAATATAAAGCCTTTGCTGAGTATGAGGCTATGGCAGACAAGCATGATTATGTCGGGAACTTTAAGCCCTCTAAAGCCAACAAAAAGAGTATAGCTAAAACACTAGCAGTCTATTCTGCTTTTACTGAAGGCTTACAACTCTTTTCAAGCTTTGCAATCTTATTAAACTTTCCAAGGTTCGGTAAGATGAAAGGTATGGGTCAAATAGTAACCTATAGCATTAGAGATGAGTCTATGCACGTTGAAGCTATGACCAAGCTCTTTAGAGAGTTTATACAAGAGAATCTAGATATTTGGACAGATGAGTTCAAGAAAGAAATTTATGAGATATGTCGAGAGATGGTTAGTCTTGAAGACAAGTTTTTAGACCTAGTATTTGAGATGGGAGATATACAGGGTCTAACAAAAGAAGATATGAGAAAATACAATCGCTATATAGCCGATAGAAGATTATTACAATTAGGATTAAAAACTAACTATGACCAAAGAGAGAATCCTTTACCTTGGTTAGATGAAGTTATGGGTGTTGAACATCAAAACTTCTTTGAAGGTAGAGCTACTTCTTATATGAAGGCAGGTCTTAGAGGCAGACAAGGCGATGTGGAGTTTAAGGATGTCGTATGAAATCAAAGGAAGCAAACATTATAAGTTGGAAAATACTTATAGATGAAAAGAACAATATTATTACTGAAATCAGTCAAGTTCCTGAAGAGAAAGTAGAAGAAATATTTGGTGAAGATTCTAGATATGTTTTAGCAATACTTAAAAATGCTAAAGTAAAATTAGATGCTTTACACTATGAGCTTCAAAAATATTTGAAAAGCTTATAATATTTTTTTACAGCCCTTGGCTTTAGCTCTTCCAAGCACTTCGAAGTTATTAGCAACTACTGAGGCAGTTAAGAGTGTGCTTAAAGACAAGCTGTCATCGTTTAGTTTGTTTGGTGGGAATAGTTGAAATGTTGGAATAAAAACAATAGCTTTATGTCTAATTAAATCACTTGTGTCTGGCTTTCGAGGTAGTAAAATATTTGCTTCATAAACACAATTGTATTTAGTAGCTTCCATAGTAGTATAGACATCTAAAGCTTGTAGGGTCCAGAAAAGCTTCCAGTGCCAAGGAGACACTGTTTCTTTTTCTTCTAATTTAATATTGAATCTTTCTGTTTCAAAGACAGGTGCTTTATAGTGTATTTTTTCTAAGTATTCTTTACTGTAGGGTGCTTTAGTAATCTTCCAGTATATGTCTGGTTTATCAGCATAAAGACTAAAACACGAAAGCAAGACTAACCATGTCTTCACTTTTCTCTCGAAACATTCTGAACTTTTTCTATGGTTCTCATGCCTCCTAATCCGAGCATACCCAACAGAACAGTCATGAGACTGCTCATGTCAAACTCCGGAAGAGCCACCTGATAGCCTGAAAGGGATAGGACAAAAACCAGTATTGGTTGAAGAATGAAGTGATACGCAAGTGCAGAAGCACAGCACCAGCCAACAAATGGTCGCCATCCAGCAACAAACATGTTTTTGTGAGCAGCTTCAACTTTATTAACTTCAAGTTGAGCCATGTTTGCTTTATGTAGTTCAGTATTAAGTTCATGTTGTAGTTTAGCCTTTAAATCTTTATCGGCTACGAATTTGTCCAGTATCTTACTTACTGGTTCTATTAATTTATCAATCATCGTTTAACTCCAATTCTAAATCTATAACTTCTTTTATAGATTTTAATATTTCATTAGGAATATCAACATCAAAAGTCTTCAAATAATATTGAGACTTTTCATCCATACCTGAGATTTCTAAGTCTAAACAGGCTTCAAATAAATCTCTGTATGTTTCTCGGTGTAACCAAGGCTTCTCTTTCCTTGCTCTATTTTTACAGTCTTGTTGCCAAGCCATGTCTAATTGTGCTTCGGTATAAAGAACCATTAATAACTCCAAATACGAGGTGCTGCTCGTGATGTATCCATGTCTAAATGAATAAATCTAGAACCGACTGGTCCTTTCTGTGAAATACCAATACGAGGTATTCCATGCTTGAGAGCAACCTCAACGAGGATATAAGCTTCTTCCATACTAACGAGTATGTCTACAGCCTTTCCTGATGTATGAGCACCCGGTGAGGCTTTCTTAGCCTCGACAGGATGTTCTGGAGAACGATAACCACTACTAATAAAAAAAGGAAAATCGCACTCCTCTCGAATAGCATCAAGCTTTGCCATGAAAGCATTATCCATATGACACTCTCCTGTGTGCTTACATGCTAGTTCTTCTTTTTTAAAATATTTATACATTTTTATTTCTTGTAAAATGCTGCTACAATAGCATCATCAAAACTATTAAAATCTTCTTTCATTAATGGATGTGACTTCCAATCATAAACATTACCATCTTTATCCATTACATTAATTTGATATTTACTCCCAGAGCCTCCTAAATATTTATCAGATTGTATTGTAAAATTTTCTCCATTTTTAAGAGTTCCTACAAGAGCAGGTTTGCCTTGATATGTGCTTTCTTTTAATTGAAAATTATCCTCAAATTTTATAAAATCAGTTTTTGTTAAATTTTGTTGTCCCCAATAAATATTTCCTTTTTCATCTTTACGCAATTTACCACCTAAAGAACTACCTAAAGAAGATGTTTCTTTTTTAAGATTTTTCTTTTTAAGTTTTTGTACTCCTTTTTGTACTAATTTACCAAACTTAAAAGGTTTTCTTGTTAATTGACTCATTTGTTTATCAACAGGAGCTACCTTTTCTGTTTCTTCTTGCATTTCTTTTAAAGCTTTTTCCATCTGCGTAAACACATCTGCTGTATCAGCATAGCTTACTCCTGTGTAAGGATTTGTTCGGTCTGCTGGGTCTTCTTTAACGTCACTAACAAGACCACCTGTTCTTTTTAGTTCTCTAAATCTTGTCTCAGTTAGTTCTAATCTATTTGCTAAGGTTTCTATTTTTTCAACTAAATCATTTATTTGCTTTTCACCTGCTTCTTTACTTATTTTACCTTCAACTATTTGTCTTTGTATGGCATAAATAGACTGTCTCATTTCACCATATTGTCTTCTAAATTCTACACTCTTAATGCCTAATAGCTTTTCAACCTCGATAGGTGTCAGTTTAAAACCAAAGGTACTTAGTATAGCTTCAAACGGACTAAACTCAGTTCCGTATTGCTCTTGAGTACCTTCTTGAGCTTGTCTAAATGCTTCTTGAATCTTTTTAGAACCAAAAGAATTTTTAAAAGGACTATAGTCATCAATAACATTATCTGGTCCTAAGAAAGGAACTGTAAATGCTGAAGTTGGAATATTAGGTATAAGTCTATTGAGTATATGTTGTGTTAAGACTGCACCATCATTTCCTAAACCTAACCCGTCTATTTTTTGTTTAGTAAATGGGTCTACTCCAGTAAGTATAGGAATCATGATTTCACCAGCTGCACCAAAGTTAGGTGATAATACAGTTGGTAAATCTATTTGTTTATCTTTAAAACCTAAGAAGTCTAATGGAATACCAAAACCTTTATCACCAACATTAAGTACATCACCACCGGGAATAAAACGTTTAACATCAATATATAGAGGAACTTCTTCTCCTTTTCTTTCTGAAATACCAGAAGCAAATGGAGTCTTAATTAATGTTTCAGGCATGAAAGGCAAACCAAATAGTTTATCCTGCATGTTTTTACGCATTAAAAGTCTTTCTGCTTCTTCGTTGCCTATCTCTTCTTTAATTCTACCGAAGTCTGGGTCTTCACTAATTGCTTCAGCAAAAGGTATTTTACCTTTACCTACTTCATTCATACCATAACCTATGGCAGCCCATTTAGCGAACTTCCAAGGTCTATAAACTGCTGCCTCTGCTAATAAAGGTACAACACGATATGTATAGGATATGAAAGGTGTAGGTGCTCTACGCATAAAGTCTATAAATGGTGCATTGATATCGTAGTCTATGAACCACTTTTTAGCATCAGCTGCTGCTTTATTGACATCAAAGCCCTTTTCAAGCCTGTCAATAAATAAACCCATTCTAAAGACTTGGTCTTCTAACTGATAAAACTTTTCTAATTTACCAGCAGTCATTTCATAGCCTTTCTCAGCTAATCTTTGATATAATTTTTTACTATATTCGGTAGCATTTTTTAGTTCTAAACTACCTTCATCAGCTAACTCTCTTAATGTTTTTTGTAAGGCATCTCTTGTTTCGCCTGTTAATTCTTTGGATACTAAGTCAACATCAAATACTCCGTATTCCTTTGCAAGTTTATACATAGTTGCTTTAGGGTCGCCATCTAAGCCTTTTAAAAGCTCAGAATAGCCTTTAGGAATAGCTTTATATGAGCCTCCAGCAAAGTCCATTAACAGAACATTAGATACTGTATTGTTGACATGAACTGTAGGGTTCCAAGCAGTCTTAGATTTCTTCCAAAATCTGTTGACATCTAAATAGGCATCAAAGACATTTTTAGTTTCTTTTTCTTTAAAAGCATTTATCTTGACCAAATCATCGTGTATTTCTTTTGGTACAAATTTATTAGCAAGTTGTCCGTAAGTTTTGACAGGATTCTTACCAAACTTTAAACCACGAACAATGGTGTCAGGCATTTGCATCCAATCTTGTTCTCTTAGTTCTCCAGTTAATAATTTTTCTTTAAATATTTTTTCATCTAAAGCAAAGTTATTATTTTTAGATACATTAGAATAAAGCTTATAGACTGCTAAATCGTTGGTCATTACTCGACCAGTCTCAGCAACATTAAAGGCTGCATCTTCTATTTCACCTCTAGCCTGTCTTTCTGCTTTTGTTAAATCTCTTCTTAAAGTTACACGAGTTTTTTGTTTTTTACCTTTACCAACTGTAAATTCATCAACAACTTCCCATTCTTTATATTTGTCTATTTCTCTTAAATATGTTTTTTGGTCAATGGTTTTACTGTATCCTCTTGGTCTTAATTCATCGCCAATTATTTTTAAATATCTAGCACCTCGTACAGCCTCTTGAGGAGATTCACCTTTTAAATGTTTTTCATAGGTTCTGTGTAAATATTTACCAACATTTTTTCTATAAACTTTTTCTGATAATAAACCAACATCAACAAGCTCTTGTCCTGTTTTGTCTATAATGTCTCTAGATTTTTGTGAAAAACCAACAAGGTCTTTATTGGTTAAAGAATCTAAATCGCCTGTAATCATAGCATTAACAATTTTTTTCTCTTTTGTAGAAAGAGTAGAAATAAGCTTAGAGGCTTCTGCAAACTTAGTAGCTAAAGCATTTACTTCACCAAATGTGCCTTTTTTAAGAGCAAGGTATTCTTTAGGCAAACCATAATTATCGACCAATCCTTTAGCCATTAATTCTTTTAGCTTGATATCACCTACAGGTATTTGACCTCCTAGTTTGGTTACACCTATACCTCCTGCTCCCATTAAGAAAGCAGCAAACATTTTTTCGGCTTCACTAGACTCTGGGTCATTCCATGCATTATAACCAGCAACACTACCAAATGTACCAACTAAAGCAGAACCCCAATTTTTACCTACAAGGTCCCAAACTTTATCGCCAACATTCTCAGCCCAGAATTTCTCTATATTAGTACCTAAAGTCTTTTTTGGATTCTTTTTATATTCTTCTAAAGTTTTTCTTGTTAATTCTTCTATTTCTTTTTCTGATGAAATAGCCTGTCCTGATTTGACGAGATTAGCTTGTTCTTCAATAATATCTTCTTGTCTTTGCCTTGTTGTTCTAGCAAACTTCATAGGTTTAGCACCTTTAGCTTTTGCTATAGCTTGAGCAATACCTGAACCACCTAAACCTAAAACACCACCTATTGTAGCTCCTGTAAGGGCATTCATGCCTCTGTCTTGCTCTTCTGGTGTATAAGCAATACCACTTTGAAAAGCTCCTACTCCTGTACCAAATGCAGTAGCTTTACCGATACCATTTATTTTTTTACCCCAGCCTAAAAAGGGTACAAAGCCTATAGGGTCGCCAAAAGCACCACCTAAATAAAAACCAAAAGCTTTGTCGCCATATTCAGGATTTTTAAATATTTCTTCAAGCTTTTTATTTTTAACAGAGAGTTTTTCTAAAAGGTCATCGGAGCCTGTAATTTGTCCGTACATTTGTTGTATACCTCGCCATGAGTCTGTGAAACCCATTTTTAAGGCATATTGAATTGCTTCATCTTCCGACATTGCATAAGGAGATTTTGTTTTTTTAATAAGAGAACTAAGACCTTTTTGGTCTTTTTTATTTATAAGATTTTCTAAAGGCATATTTTAATTTTCTTTTATATAACGAGCAACAGTTCCTTTACCCTTTTCTGTATTATAATATTTTTTCCAATAAGCACCTCTACCCTCTACGTCTGAAGGTATTGCTTCTGGAAATATTTTTAAATAAGCTCGGGCAAATGCTGCCGAATAAATAGGGCTATCAAGGTCTTGATAACTTACTTTTGTTAAATCAATACCCACATTTTCTTTGAGGTATTCATTATATGCTCTGACACTAGCTCCAACATCTTCATTTAAATTTAGTCTACTCTGTACTTCATTAAAAGCTTTGTCTTCTACTTGAAAAATCCCGGATGAGTCTTTTCTTTTAAAGGTATTACTATCAGTACCAAACTTTGATTCAACCTTGGCTATCTCTCTTAAAAACTGAGCAGCTTCTGAGCTATCAGCAACTAAATCAATAGCTTTAAAGGTAATATTTTTACCTACCTTTTTAGGTTCAAATACATCATTAGACATATTAATTACTTTTTTTTTTCGTCTTCGTCAGGAGATAATAAAGATTTACCTTCATTAGATATACTTAATTCATCAATTTCTTTTTGTAATTCTGCTATTTTTTGATTAGCAAAATCTATTTGACTTTGATTTAACTCGTCTTCTTTTAACTCTAATCTTTCTTGTTGATTTTTAAGCTCTTCTTTTTTTCTACCAAGTAAAGATGTTTTTTCGGCTCTATTTATTTGTTCAAAAACAGTACCCGGATTATATCTTTCAGAAATAATAGTAGAAATACTTGATTCTATTTTTTCTAATTTAGCAGTATCTCTTTCTTGAGCTTTTTTAGATTGTAATTTAAAATCATCACTATTAATTTTATTTAATAAATTTTGTCTTTCAGCTACTTGAACTCTATAAATATTTTGTTGTTGAGGAGACATTTCATTTATTTCACTATCAGTGGCTAATTTAAATACAGCTATATCTTCATTATTATCAGTAGGCTCAGGTGGTGGTAAAATATCGTTTTCATCATCACCAGATGTTATAACATCACTTACTGGTTTTATAATTAATTCATCAGTTTTAAGATTGTAACCTAATACTACTTTTTGAGCATTTGCAAGTGCTGGTTCTTTTGCAATAGTATCAGTTAATTCTGGAGCTTCATTTAAAAGTTCATTAACATTATAAACTAAACTATTATCACCATAATATTCACCTTCTGCAGTTACACCTTTTATAGCAATTCCAGATTCTAAGTCATTTTGCATACTTTGAATTTTTGCATCAGAAAGATTTAAACCTTCTTTAAGTTGATTAATATTTTCTGCTACAATCTTTTCATCCATTCCTGAAGCATCTACTACAAAACTATTACCAGTTGTCTGAATTGTAGAAACAGAATCTGGATATACAATTCTATTAAAATCTCGTATATTTAAATTAGGTATAAAGGACTGTGCAAATTCATAAGGAGTATCATAAAATCCCTTTGGTTTAGGACCTGTGCCATCACGATAAGCTTGTAAAGCTTCGGTAGGTTCTAATTGTCCTAACGCATTTTTTCGATAAAACCCTTGTTCCATAATATCATCAAAAGAACCAACAATAACTCCTAGATTGTTTTCATAAATTCCTTTAGCTATTACTTCATCATAAGACATTCTATGCTCATTTGGAACATTTAAATATGCATCATGAATAGTTTGTGTTGTATCTTTTAAATTATTTGAAAATATTTTTTGACCTTCTGCAGTTAAAAATTCCATATAGCTTTTTTGAGCCTCGAAAGTTTTTCCTTTTTGATTAAATAATTCTTGCTCGATTGGATTAGTAATAACCTCTTGTTTTTGCACCATTTGAGGATTACCATTTTTATCTGTGTAATTTTGTATGCTTGTTACTAGAATACCAGCACCATCAGGCAATTCTTCAGTAATAAGTTTTGTTTCACCCATAACTTTATAATCAATACTTTCTACAGTCTTTTCAAACTGTGCAGCTAATGTAGGGGACATAGCATATAAAGATTTAAACCTATTATTTACGTCTTCAATATCAGATAATTTAGCTTGAAATGCATTATTTTCATATTGTTTTGAAAGTTTATTATAATCAGTAGTATTAAAACCATTACCTCTTAAGAATGAACCAATACCTCCTATTAGATTAAATCTATTATCATCTTCCATATTGTTAAATATGTTTTCGTAGGATTCATCAATAAATTTCTTTGAAGCATCTAAATCTCTGTAAGGAACTCCAAGGCTATCTAAATCGCCTAAAATAGCATTATAAGCATTGACGAGTTCTTCTTCTCTGTTTTTGAGATAATCTCCATAAGCTGCTGTAGGTTGCTTGACAACATTATTTAAATCTTCTGGAGACATGTTCATGCCTTGCTTTCTAATAAAGTCATCATCAACTTCTTCTCTAGCATAGTCTCTAGCCCAAGCATTAACATCGTTTTTATATTTTGTTTCGATGTCTTTTTGGATATTACCAAACTGACTTAAATGAGCTAATTGTGCTTTGGCATTAATCTTGTCAAATTCTTTTTCTTCTTCTAGCCTTTGGATATTATCTGCTATTCTATTGTTGAATATATTCTCAACACTACTTTTAACAGTACCAGCAACTTCTAAAAATTTATCAAAGTTAGTTTTGTCTTGACCAGTAGCCCTTCTTAAAATAGGGTTTGTTTTATATATATCACCGGGTTTATATGCTTTCATTATTACTCACTCCTCTCTAATAAACTTTTTACATCAACATCTTGCACTGCTTCATTTAATTCTGGACTAACAAAATCAGGTGCTCTTAAATCCTGTGAAGCTGCTTTTCTAATTTGATTTTTCATAATATCTACAGCTTTATTTGTTACTTCTGCTTCTTTATCTGCATCAGCTTCTTGATTCTCACCAGTATATAACTCATAGTCTAATCCAGCTTTTTCAGCCAAAGCCATAATAATAAAACCAACAGATTCAGCCAATAACAATATCATGTCTACAGTCCAAAGACCTCTTGAATAACCAGACAAGAGATATGTTCTAGCAATAGATTCAATAGGAACACCCTCAATAATCATATCTGTTATTTGTCTAAAAGCTTCTTTTTCTGTTAGCTCTTCTAAGATATATATTTCAGCCTCACGTCTATTAGTAAACTGAGGTGGTTGTTCCCATGCATAAGAAACATCTGTTGAATTTGTTAAGGATTGTCCCGGAACTGGTCCAACATAATCCATCATTTGCTGTAAAGACTCTTGAGATAATACTTGTCTACCTGCCATTTTATTGTCCTCCTAAAGATACTGTAGGTGTTGGGGTTTGATAAGCTTTTAAATCTCTCATAAACTTTGAAAAGACATCATCGCCATAATATCCTGCTTCGTACATGCTTTGAATTGTAGGTTGACCTCTAAATCCATTTTGAACATACATAGGATAGTTATTTCTACTATAATCATTATAAGAACTTGTGTCTGTTTGTAAAGGTGTAACATTAATATATCCACCACTGCCAATAACTTCTTCACCTGCACTCATTTCATTTAAACTAGCTTGAACTCCCATGAAACCAGCACCTACGTCTGAAAGACGACTAGCATCGTATTGAGCCATGACTTGTGAAACTTTATCAGCTTGTATATTTTCTAAACCTTCTTTACCAGCAAATTCTTCAAATCCTTTTACTCTACCATTATTATAATCAGTAAAACTATTTAAACGATTGTTAAGTTTTATTTGTTCGTCAGATAAAATATGAGTAGGAACACTTCTATATTGTGGTGTAAGTTCAAATACTTCTTTACCATCAGCTCCCATATATTTAACATTTTTATCAAAACCAACAACAACATCTGTTAAGTCATCTTGAGCTTCTAATTTAATTCTATTTAATTCAGCTTGTTTTGAAACATTTGAAGCATACATATCAACAGTAGTTTTACCAAATCTTTCTGGTTGAAAATCTTTAATTTTATTTAATTCAGCTTGAGTGAAATCTCTATCAACAAATGGGTCAATGCCTAACTCATCCCAATCTTCCATTTTTAATTCATTCATTTTGGCATTAATAGGGTCATCTAAATAGTTACCTTTTATTTGTGGATATTTCACAACTTTATCTTTTTCTAAAAGACTGGTTTGTTCTGGATTAAAAGACTCAGTATATCCTCTATCTACTAATTCACCATCTAGTTTAGCTGCATCAGCTGCTACAGTTTCGGCAGTAATATTAGATGTGGGTAGATTTAAAGCCATTCTAACATCATCTAATTTATTACCAACAAAATTTGTAAAGCCATTATAAACATCTGTTAAGTTTCTATTAGCACCAACAGGTATTTTACCAATAGTATTACCAGCAATAGTACCCACAGTATCACTTATCATACCACTAACAGAAGAATAAACTCTACCAGCTAAATTACCTGCTTGAGCGATACCATTCATAACACCACCTATTAAGCCTCCTTGTGCTCCTGCCCAAGCTCCAAAGCTCGTCCACGCAGCTCCTATTCCCGGAAGCATTAAAGTAAGTGCTAAAGTACCTAAAGGACCCATACTACCAAAAAACTTACCTACTTCTCCTAAACCATTTTTCAATGCTCTACCTATAGGTGCTAAAGTTTTTTTAATACCTCTAAATATTTTCTTAAATTGTTTTTTTAAATATCCCATTTATTTTTTCCTCCGTTATTATTCTTTTCCAAATAGTGCTAAAAAGTTTTGTAATCTAACTAGATGTGCATTATCTTGTAGTGCACTGTTATCACCACCTTGCATACCTGCAACAGCAATGTTAGCATCTCTATCCTTGGCATTTTCTGAAGCTTTGAATATATAGTCAAATTCATCTCTAAGCTCCTGCCAAGATGTAGCCAATGCTGTACTTGTTAAACCAAACGCATTCTGAGCATTCATCATATTTACTTGGTTTTGTGCTGCGGTATCCATTGTTGATATTTTTCTTCGCCATTCAACATTTGACTGTTCGATTATCATAGCATTTTGAGCATTGAAAGTTTCTCTAGAAAACTCTTGATTCATTTTAGCTTGGTCAATACTTGCTGCTAACTGTGCATTAAACTTGTTTAAATCTGCTTCAATACCAAGCTCTTGTGCTTTTTTCTGATTGTATTGAGCAGCATTAAATTGTCTCATAGCATTTTGCTGACTTGCGTTGTATTGATTCATTTGTGCTCCTAAGTTTGCCCAGAACTGATTTAATTGATTTTCATTTTGAGCATTAAACTGAGAAGCTGCATTTTGATACGATTGATTAGACAATAAAGCCTGTTGTTCTTGTTGAGCTTTTAAAATAACAGCTTGTTGCTCATTAGACACATTAGTCATATCCATTTGTAAAAATGCTTGAGCATGTTGAGCAGCTACTTTAGTTCTTTGGTCAACTGCAGCTAAATCTAACTGAGCTAGTGCTGTAGCATTTTGCATAACAGATTGTTGCTCGGCATTAAAGTTTGCTAAAGTTGCACTTTGCATAAATTTACTATTAGCCAATTCAACTTGTTGAGCATTGTTAAACTTAGCCATATCCATACCAGCAACCATGTTAGCATTAGACATAGCTCTTTGTTGAGCAGCATTAAGATTTGCTATACCCATCTGTTGAGCAAGTTCAGCATTCTTAATGTTCATGTTCATCCTAGCTGTTAAATTAGCTAGTTCAGTTTGCTGTGCTGCTGATAGGTTTTGTGCTTCTGCTTGGTTTTGAGCAGTTAAGTTTGCTAATCTAATTTGCTGTTCAGCCGATAGATTAGATTTTTCCATATCTTGTTTAAAGGCAGCATTCTTAGATAAAAAGTCAGCTGCTATTTGATATTCAACTAATTTTGATTGTTGCTCTGCAGACATGTTTTCACGTTCTGTTTCATTCATGATTTGCAGATTAGCTAATTCTACTTGTTGCTCATTGTTTAAATTTAAAGCATCCATAGCTTGTTTTTGTTGAGCATTAAGTGTTGCTGCTTGTTGTCTATTTTGTAAGTTAGCTATTCTTACTTGTTGTTCTTGTTGTTCTGTTGTTAAAACAGCTTGTTGTTCAAACTGACCTGTTAAGACTTTTAGTTCTTGAGCAAACTGTGCTGATTGACTTTCAGCTGTTTGTCTATTACTTAAGTTTTGTAATCTTACTTGTTGGTCTTGTTGAGCAGCTTGAAGATTTGCTTGTTGTTCGTTGCTAAGATTTTGTGTAGCTCTTTGTTGTATAGCTTGAGCATTAGACTGTGCCATAGGCAAAGCACTTTGAATAATAGCATTAAATAAAGAATCTCTTGCTACTGTCGAAGCTAATATACCTCTTTGAGCCATAATGCTATTAACAGTATCAACAGCTGGTTTAGCCCATAAAGGTACTTCACCTGATTCGAGACCACCAAGCAATGCTTCCATCTGTGAAGACACTAAAGCTTCAGTTGGTAAAGCTGCTACTGCTGCTTGTACATTTGTATCTGCTGTATCTAATTGTGCTGTAACAGTTGCTGGGTCATCAACAATAGCTGCTGCAATATCTTGAGGAACATCAGCAGTTTCTGCTATCATTTGTGTGGCAGCACTTTTAGCTGCTTCACCTTTTACTGTTCTTCTTTGTGCAGCTTCGAAACCTGCTGTATTAATTATTTCAGCAGCCATACCTGTTGCTGCTTCGCCTGTAATAGCTTCTCTTTCTCTTATTTCAGCTTGAGGTGTTTCGGATAATTGAGCAGCTACTCCAACAACTTCAGGAACAAAAGCTCCAGATGAGATTGCTGCATCAACTGTTGCTGCTTTAGAAGATTCAACAGCCTGTCTAGTAATTTGTGCTGCTTGAGCTGGACCTGAAAGTTTTCTAATTTCTTGAACTTTCATTTTTGAATCATCAGATAGCTGAC